GACGAAACCACGGCAACCTTGAACAGGGCCATAGGATCATCCACAACGTATGCGTACGCAAGATTAGTGGAAGTGGAAATAAGCGCAGGTGCGTACTGACCCTGAACGGTTTGACCCGAAGAGTTGACGTACTGAGCGCCAACCACTACACCGACGATATTGCCGGAATTAGTAGCGGTAGAAAGAACCAAATAGCCCGTGCTATCAACTTGAACCGTGTCGCCCGTGAAGACGGCAGTAGCAAAAGCTGCAGCAATAGGAATCTGGCGGAAAGCTCCGGCGTAAGGCATGCCATCAATACGATTGATAGGCTTTAGACCGTACGGGGCGCTAACTGTAGGATATGCCATAGTTAAAACTCCAATTATTTAAGACCTGAACCAAAACCGCCACGCGTTGAAGTGGATTTACGTTCCGAAAACAACGGCATGCGCGGATCATTTTGTCGCAGAAAACTGTTGTCCACCGAGTCCATCTGGTTCTGTGCTTGGCCATTGTAATAATCGTTCATGGCTTCGACGCGATCAGAAGGGATTTTGCAAAGCATCAGCCCACCAATTTCGACGTTACCTGTCTTATCATTACCTACCAGCATAAGTTCTGGATGATCCACTGCTTTCACCGGAACCCAACCATCGCGCATTTTTCTTGACACGTTAGTCGGATCAGTCTGTCCCAGTATATGCGTCGCAATATAGCGATACGTATATCCCGGTTCAGGGGTCGGGTCGGGCAGTGTGCTCGACGGGGTATACACAAGGCGCGCACTTTTGTCGCGTACGGAAAGATCACGAGATTCACGAGTTGCCATATTAAGCCTCCAATTTTACTACTTGCGCAGCATACTGCTGCGGGGTTAAACCGAACTTTTTAGCCAGCGCTGCCGCTGTCCTAGTAATTTCGACTTTCTTTGCTCCTGACGAACGTGTCGCAGAAGCGACCACAGTGGAAGGACGCCTATTACTTTCGCTCTTACCGAATACCTCGGGAAACTTCCCTTTTATGCGAGCATCAATTTGCTCGAAATATTCATCGCTCTGCGGGTTTACACCCGAATTTACTAGTTTTTGATGCAGCCCTAGTGAGTAGCTGGTGACTTCTTCAAACCCTTGTGCCCCGAACCACTGGTTTTTTGCCTGCCAGCGCAGTGACTTTTCGTCGGGTTGCACCCTTTGGGGTGCCGGTTGTTGCGTTTGTACACTATCGCTGTACGTTTGTAAAGGGACTGGACGAAAATTCTTTGCCGCCTCCAAACGAAACTTGGCGTCGGTCATTGCTTCTTGTGCTGCAATGATGGCGTCAGTATCAAAAGCTTCCTGTGCTTCCTTGTACTGGCGACGGGCTTGGGCCATCTCCGCTTCTGCCGTATTCAAGGTGGTCGCCGCAATATGCCGGGTTCCGTTTTCCACGTACCCTTTCAACTGCCGATTCTCGTCAAGCAAGTTTTGCGTGAACTGGGCAAGTTCTTCTTTCTCCCGCATCGTTGCTTCTTTTACACGGCGCTCATCGTGCCGCGCATGGGTAAGCTCTTTGATGCGGTTCTTCACTTTGTCCGAGTACGACTCAATCTCTTCGTCAGTTGGGTCGGCCACTTCACGGTCTAGTGGCTTGCGCCCCCTGTCCCGTTCAGGAGTGTCGTCAATAATTTCGACTTCGATCTCCGTATCTTTACTGCCAAGGTCCACCTCAAGGGTGTCTTCCATCTCGTCTGGAAACTTAAATGTGTCTGCCATACTACCTCCTTATGCGTTGGAAATGCCGCGTGGGTCTTCGACGACAGCATCAATCTGGTCGTCGTTGATAAGCCGTAGTTCTTTGCCGTACATCTTCAGGCGCGTGCCTGTGTACGTACGCACTACAACAAAATCGCCCGCCTTACACCAAGGTCCGTTTGGAAACTTGGCCGTGTCTTTGTAGGCGTCTGCGCCTACTTTCAAGACAAAAAGCACGCTGGTTGTCTGTTCTTCCCGGCGCATGTAATCAGAGGCTTTCACAAGGTTTGACCCTTCAATTGTCTCGGATACGTCGGGAACAATACACAGTAGCTTGTACCCTGCGGGGGTAGGAAGCTGTTGCGCTTTTTCGTCGTCTGTAGCAGTTTCCGCCGGAATATCTTGCGGCTGTATTGCTTTCGGTAGGGTGATGCCCGGAGGTAGTATTAATTCACTCATCGGAGGTTTCAACTTTCTTTAGCAGGGTCAGTAGGTGAGACTCGGCGTAGGCTAGACCCTGAATAACCCCGCAAAGTTTTTTATATTCATCAAAGGACTGACAGGCCCCACCAGCCAAATCATCCGCATAGTTGTTCATGTCGTCACGTATTTTCTTGCGCAGTACGTCTGCGAATTGGGAAATCATTCGGTACCTTTCTCAGGAGTTGGTTTGTTCTGAGTTTCAAAAGACAAAGCAGCTTGTCGTGCAGCAAATTCTTGCTGAGCCTTATCTTTTGCCATTTGTGCACCGAGTTTCACCCCGGCGTGCTCTTGCTCAAAAGCCTGTTTAGTTTGGCTTTCCTTGATCTGTGCGCCCATCTGGGTGCCCTTTAACTGCATATCAGACTGAATTTTTCCACGTGTGATGTCGTTTGCGTCTGCTTTTGCGGCCATGTCTGCAGCCAGTTTCTTGCTTTCCATCTGCAAGAGTGCCTCCATCTCTTGCACTTTGAACTGCTGTTCGGCCTGCGCCTTTTGCTGTTCCAACTGCAACTGGCCTTGCTTGATCTGCAGCTCGCCTTGCTTCAACTGCAGCTCCTGCTGCTGCATCTGTACCATCGGGTCTTGCGCTTGCTGCTGCGACTTCTGCTGGGCGTCTTGCTGCTGGTTCTGCTGCAACGCCTGTTGTGCGGCTTGCGCCATCATGCCGGACAGGGCCTTCTCAATCTCAGGCGGCAGCTTCTCATCCTCGGCAGGCAGGGGCATCCCTAGCTGGTCTTCGATCTGTTTGCGGTACTGGTAACCCGTGTGCTCTGCAACGTGGGCCATCAACGCTGCGGAAATTACCGGTGCTTTGGGGTTCTGGCCAATGTTTGCGGCGATTACGGGGTTTTGTATCATGGACATGTGGACCGTGATATGCGCCTTGTGGTCTTGGCTCGAGAACGCCTTGACCGGGTCGCCTTTGAGAATCGACATGTTTTCTGCCACAGGATCACGCGGTTTCTGATCGTCCGGCAATGGAACCAATTTGTCCGCGTTCTTAATCCCCAAAATCTCCAGCATGTTGCGGTGCAACTGGGGCATGTTGTAAATGTCCGGTGCCGACTGGGCCATTTGCATGACCGCTTGGTACTGAACAACCCGCTGGCTCATGGTGGCCGCGTTGGGGTCGCTGACCGGGATTACGTCCACATGGTCGTAGTCTTCCTTCTTAGCGCCTTGGTTGCCAGAGTCGTCGTCGTTGCCTTCTGGCTCATACTCGTAGTTCGTGTCCGTGTAGTCGCGGATGATCCCAGCCAGCAGCCGCAACTCTTGCTTGAAGCTGTAGTGCAGGCGGGCTTGGACGGCAGACATCACCTTCAATTGGCGTTCCAACAGCGCCAGCGTGGTACCTACCGGTGCCTGCGCCGACATGTCGCTCACGTTCATGTCCGCCGTGGACGCAAACCTACGGCCTTCTTCTACGATGTTGCCCAGCAGGGTATACAGAACCTGACTTGGTTCCTTGTAAGGGAGTGGGAGGATGTTGTCCCGCAACGCGCCCGAACCAATGTCTACGTCTCGGAATTCTCCCGGAGCGATTGGCGTGTCATCGCCCTTAATCCTAAGTCCACGAGACTTGAGTCCTCCGGGGAGGTTGGAAAGCGTGCCCGCGTCCACGAGCTGTCGCATAATACTGGTAGCCGATTTCGCAAACCCCCCGATGAGGTGGAAAAGTCCGAAGCCGTACGCTCCGAAGCCGGGGATGTATTGGTAGTGGACAAAATGCTGGCGCTTGAGTTTGAGTTCATCGTCTTCTAACCAGTTCCGGCGAATTGCCAGAACGTCGTCGGTTCCTTTAAGCATTGTCAGTACATAAGGCAGCGCGATCCCTGTTTCTTCGCCGTCTTCTTCGTCGTTGTACCCGTCGATGTCTAGGTCGACATGGCACTCATATATGGTGTAGCGCTCGTCGTTAATGTCGCTAAACCCAGTTTCTTTGTCCTTGGCTTTCTGAATATCAGATGTGTCCTTGGACGTATCCGGCAGGTCAAAGTCCCGGTAGAACCCTGCTTTCTGTAGCTTAATAATCTCGTTCTTGGTCTTGCGCATGACGTGCGTGATGCGGTAGCAAGTGTCCAGATCGGTCGTTCCGTAGGGCAACAGGATGTCCTCGGCGGGTATGAACATCGAGACTTGGCGGTTCAAACTTGGGTCGAAGTACACCTTTTTGAATGCCGACCCTGCTGCTGGTAAACTCCAGAGCATGCGTTCTTGCTCAGGCCTAAACTCGCGCATAACTTCTGTCAGCTCGTAGTTCAT